TTTTTAGTACTTTTTCCCTGCTGGTTTCTTAGTGGACTTCTTTTTCTTTGCTGTAGCAGCAGCCTTCATACCTGCTTTGGTATAAGGATACTTCTTACCGTTGACCATTGGCATTAGAAAACTCCGGGGATAATTTGTCCAGTCATTGCATATGCACCAAGTGCAGCAACGATGCCGAGCATTGCCAGGCGACCGTTCAGCATTTCAGCTTTTTCGTTGTGTGTCACAGTTACTTCTTCGGTATACATACGTGGTTCAGTTGGCCAAATTTGAGTGTCGTTCATCAGAAGCTGTACTTCAGTCCGAGCTTAGTTCCATAGTTATTGTTGTCATCTCCAGTGATGAAGGAGACTTCACCGTAGGCACCGAGCTTGTCACTCAGCGGTACAGAACCACCAGCTTTACCAGACAGCTCAACAGTACTGTCACCACCATCAGGGGAGACAATAGAAGGACCACCTTGGATATACCAATTGGAGCGTTCATATCCGACGTGGTTGTCAATCACAGTACCGCCGTAGTCAGTACCAGACCAGCCAGAGTTGGCTTCGACGTTCACATAAGGACCAGCGAACGCAGGTGTTGCAGCCACAAAAGCGGCAGGGAGGATAGCAAGAATTTTCATTGTAAGTGTAATTAAGTTAATTAGAAATTGAGATCTGATCGATCAAGTTTTGAAAGGATGTCTGAGCGGTATGCAGGATCGTTGTCATATCGAGGGTCACTCATGGCTTGCACAAGTTCTGCCTGACTACGGAAAACATCCTTAGTATCCGTAGCCGCTTTGCCAGTAAGCATCTGACCATCACTTCCTACCGAATCAATGTATCGATAGCGAAGCGCCTGGATTGCGAAGAACGCTGATTGCGGATCTCCGCGATCCATGACAGCATCATACATTTGAATCTCTTGTTCGGTCAGATTATCTTTTGCCCAACCAAGCATTGCTTGATATTCTTTTTCACCACCAGCACTAGCATGAAGGTTACTAATATCAGCATCTGAAAATTCTACAGGTTGCTGAGAATTTGAAGACTGTTCTACATTATTTCGATATTCAAGATACATCTGTGCCAACTCAGTGGCATCCATTTCGGATAGCTTTTGTTGAGTAGCTTCAGTAAGTTGATCTTGTGATTCTGTCCATAATGTATCTAAGAAATTAGATTCTTCAGGTTCTGGATCAGATGTGGGCTGTTCAGCCTCGGTGGAAGATCCGAGTTTCTTTTGAAGTTCTAGGTAAGCAGCTTCAAGTTGCTGGGGATCTTTAAATTTACCAGCGAGCATTTGATTCTGCTCAGCTTCCATTTGCTCACCGACAGCCAAAGAGTCTTTCTCTTCAGCATTAAGCTCGCCAGGAGCTGACTCGGATGAGTCATAAGTTAGGGTCGTCATTAGTGGTAGGTATTATTCAGACTGTGCTTCTTGTGCCATTGCAGCCTGTTCTGCTTTTTGATCAACGGCAGCAAGTTGGCCAGTCTGTTTAGTAAGTTCCATCTCTTGCTGTTGCTGCATTTGTTGCTGCATTTCTGCCTGCAACTCTTCTTGTGTTTTAACAAGGTTGAGAATATCAATACCCTGTGCAGCAGCAAGTCGCTTGATTACTTCTTCAGGATTGATATATCTAGTAAGTGCTTCAGGCCCGATTGTTTGTGCGATCGTAGCCATAAACTGTCCCAAACTTTCACGGTCTTGACCGCGACCCAAAGCGTTAATGCCAGCAACAATAGTTGGCTTGACAATGCCTTTGGGGATCTTGGGAATTTCGCCTGTCTTTTGAAAGACTGACAACTTACGGTTGAGATAAGGAACTAGGAAGTCAACAGTAAGCAGGGAGAATAGCCCGCCTAGTTGTTGTTCAAGTTCCATCTGTGTCATCCGCACTTCCTCGGCTGTGGTACGTTCACTTTGACGAACAGAGAGAATTAGAAATGCCTCGCTTAAACGTCTTTCAAGTTGCTGTGCCATTTGGAAAGCAGTTTGGAAATCTGCTGTTTTCCCGCCAGTTGTAATCACTCCAACATCGTCAGGACGACCTTGGATAATTGCACCGTTACCAGCTTGTGCAAGTGTGGATGGTTTAGTAGTACTTGAGGGTGACACAGTAAAGACGACCTTAGCCGCTGCTGCTGAACCTTCGACCAGGGCCTGACTCAAAGCTTCCATGGATTTAAGATCACCCATGAACTCCTCAACTCGACCTCTACCGTACGGCTCAGCGTCTACCGTATTGAACCTCAGTGCAATCCAAGGGTTAGCATCAATAGGTGCTTTACCTTGGGAGCCAGGAATCATCTTGCCAAATACTTCCTGGTGCCAAACAAAACGATTGTTGTCTCGTTTGACATGTGTGTATACGTCACATTGATCTGATGTAGCGTTGAGATTATCTTGAACATCATTGGGCTCTTTCTTTGGAAGATAGTCCTCAATCAATGTTTTACTGATTCTTTCCTTAGTGACGATTTCAATTACGTTTCCGTTCCCATCACGATCTACGACGTAGCGATTAAGAGGATAAAGCTTTAGACCTTTTTTACCCATAAAGATCAGAGCGTTACCAGTGACAACCAAATGCTTAAGAGCTTGATGAACTACAACACGATCATCAGAGGCTGCAATTGATTCAAGAATGGTACGCTCAATCTTCGCGAATGAAAGATCAAGCTCAGATTTAATCGCAGGGTCAGCACCCATCTCGCCTAACATTTGATCATCCACCTGCAACTTAAAGAAGCTAGTTTGTGGAGGGAGAAGTGCAAGCATTAGTTTACTTGCAAGAGTGACAACTCCTTTGCTGCCCACGGATTGCCATGGTGTAGTAAGGGAGCGCATGCCACCTGATGGATCTTCTTCACCCCTAATCAAATATGGAAGGGTTAAATCACCTGCCTGTTGTGCTACATCTAGAAACTGAGAACGCTCTGAACTTAAAACGTCATACCGCTTCTTCGCATTCATACCAGATTAAGATTGTTAATTTGCAATTGATTATTACGCTGTCTTCTATTCAACGCTCTTGTACCTCTACCTCGTGGAATTTGTGACTGCATAGAGCGTTTCATTTTCACACCTTGTGCAGACGCACCAACAGCAGTAGCTGATTTAGTCAATGCTTTAGGTTCCGGCGGTGGAGGAGGAGGCGGGGGTGCAGGTGCAGGAGGAGGCGGGGGTGCAGGTGCAGGAGGAGGCGGGGGTGGTTGCATATCTTTTGCCATTGCTGCTTGCATTCTCCACCCAATACTCGGTAGACCTGAGCCACCGAACGCACTCATAATTGTCATGGGATTATATCCATCACGCTTGAGTGCTCGATAAGAGATCATGCCTAATCCACCATGTGGACCTTGGTATGCAGACAGCCAATTTTTAATAGGGTTCTTACGCTCGTAATCACCAATAGTACTTCTACCGTAAGCCATAGTTAAATGTTGAGGTTGTTGATTTTCATGCTGGCAGCTCGCTGTTTTCTATTCAACGCTCTTGTACCACGACTGCGACTACCTGCCTTTGATGCTTTTGAACGTCTAGCTTTAACGCCTCTAGCTGAACCTCCAACCGCAGTACCTTTTGTTTGAAGTGCTTTTGGCTTAGGAACGTTGACAGTTACTGAAGGAGCAGCAGTAGGTCTAGCAAGTGCTGCAGCTAGTTGAGCCATCAGGTCTTCATAACTAAGCTCTGGGTTTTTTCCTCGACCGCCAAAAGAATCTTGGTGTGACTTAGGGAGAGGCCCACCTGTATAAGGTTTTAATGATCTAGCCTTTGAGTTGCTTTTATGTCTGCCACCCAAAGGTTGCTGTTTAATAGAAAGTTTCATGGTTCGTACAGAGTATTTACTGGCATATCGTATTCTGAAAAATTTAGCTGAGGCCGTTCATTCAACAAATGACTCTTACCATCATATGCATGTCTGATAACTTTTTCGCTGTCAGAATACTTCGGAATATATGTAACGTCCATCTCGACTGGTTTGTAGCCTATGTCAGGTACTTTAGGAATGTCAGAATAATCAATGTCCTGCTCAAAGATGGTGTCATAATTTTCACCAAGCCAATCTATAACTTGGTCAGCAGTGGCTTGATCATTAACAGCATTAATACCCAAACCTTTCATTGCCGCAAGGACTGGGCCTTGACCCCAAGCTCTGAGACCAGTAATCACATTACGAATGAGATTACTTGCATCATCTAGGGGATCTGTAGATATAGTTTCTCCTTTAGGCTCTTCATCGTAATCACGGTCCTCGTCACTATACCAGTCATTCCATTTCTCGTAGTCAACTGGAATGACTTCATAAACAGGAGCCCAATCCTGCCAAATTTTATCAAAGAATACATAGTCGTTTACATCGACTTGCCAGTCTTCATGTATTCCTTTAGGCGCTTTGTCCGACACTTGTTTCCTCCATGTATTGTTTAATCCATTCCACAACACTACGTTGTCCCGCACGGTACATGATGTATTCGTATGGGTCAGAAGGACTAGGATTTACTGGTGGATAATTTTCTTCTAAGATTTGTACTAGACCACGGGCTTGCATGCCCACGGTTTCAAGCATATTGAGGGAGGTTGACATTGCTGTGCTCAAAGAATGCAGGCATGCGAGCTGCCTTGGTGAAGGAAAGTTCAGGAGCTTTCCCCTGATACATCAGGTTGTCGCTCTGATCTAGCCAAAATTTTTTCGACAATTTCTTATCGGTACTGGTGTATGCAAGGGGCTGCATCACCCAGTTAATGGTTGCTTTACGCAGCTTGTCTAGGGATGGACTGATGTCCAGTCCGAGTTCTTTGCAGACGAGACTGTTCGTCGCGACATGGATCTGTTCGTCTCTGGAGATGTCCGCAGAGACTGTTCGCATACCACTGTCACCATTAGCTCTAAAGAACGGGAGTAGTACAAAGAAAATCGCACGCTCCGCAACCATTGCTTTGGTGATCGTGTGATCAGGATGCGCAATCCAAGCCTGCTGTAACGCCAAGGCTTCTTTCTCAGCCTGTACGTCAACGCCATAAGCATTGGCGATGTAACCGAGTGCCACGTCGTGGTTCTCTTCATCCCGTACATTTGAGAGCAATAGGTCTCGGGCGAGCGCCGGTACATCAGTGGCCAAAGCATCAGTAATAAAATCTCCAACGGGTAGTTCCATGTGGCGCAGTGCCAAGGCACGGTAGATAGTTTCTTCCGCACCTTCTTTAACCTTGCCAGCATCAGTTTGGACTGGAGTCCATTTGCGCTTACGCGCCATCAATTTTTCGTAAGGGTTCATTCTTGACAATCACATTCTGGTTCATTATTCAAAATGGATGCAAGATAGTCTTCAACTTCTTCTGTTTGTAGTGCAGCGTAAGCATCCGACTTATCTTGCACGTCTCCCATTACTTGCAATGAGTAATAGAGACTTGTTTGCGGAGACCTTAGCCACTCTTCGATAAAGGCGTTGTCGTAGGTGACAACATCACTCCAACTATTGAAGCTATACCCATGAAGAAGTCCTGTGCGGTTGAGGAGAGTCATGATGCCATCAGCAACACTTTTGTAATCCTCCCAACCAACTTCACTAGCGATTTCTACATCGCCATATTCGTATGTTTGTACACCGAACGTACCACTGTCACGGTCAACTGTTCGGCTGATTGGTGGAGCGATCTCTGGTGTGGCTGTGTAGCCATCCAGATCTTTGCTCCGATAACTGCAGCTAGCAGTGGGTGCAATGGCAAAGGCACGTACCATGTCGTGCTGTCTTGCAACGTAAGCGGCTTTGTTGATGCCTTCATCAATTGCATAGACGAGCCTGTAAGCAGGACTCTTGACAGTCTTACCTTCGATGTATTGCTCCAGGGCCTCGCCAAACTGTTTGTAAGTTACGCCGTACCGCCGTAGGAGGTTGGCGAGTCCGAGCATTCCGAGTCCGACCTGTCTGTCAACGACTGAGGGAAGGTACTCTCCTGAAGCGCCAACACCAGTCTTACCGTGGAGTTCACACAGTTCCTGCATACCTTGAATGAAAGCTTTTGGGATGTCCCCGTACACACAGGCACCCAAGTTGATATGTTGCAACAAGCATGTTCCGCGTGAGGGCAGGTATACCTCAAGGCATACATTTCCTCTGATTCTGTTTCCTTCATTGTCATACTTAACTTTGTTTAGCCAGATGTCGCCTGATTTAATTCCGTGAAGCAAGTCTGGTTTGAACTTGCATTCTTCCCACCACTCATCTGTGATATTGATGCAGCGTTTAACCCACGGCAGTTCACTACGTGGTGTTTGAATAAATTCTAATGCATCGGGACAATTGAGGTCATAATGTAACACACAGGCACCGTTCTTGTAGTGTCCGCCTCTCCTAATAATCTCGTTCAGTGTTGAATAGATTTTTGCGAAAGATACTGGGCCAGATGCAGTAAGTCCCTTTCCATTTTCTGTTCCTTTGGGTCGCAGTTTCGACAGGTGGACCGCGCAGCCTGCTCCATATCGCAGAGCATGACTGACAAATCTCCAGCTCGCTTCGATTCCATTTGGTCCTTCCATAGAGTCTTCAACAACGAAGACAGTGCATGAAACTGGAAGCCGTGACTCAGGATTGTCGAGCCACGATTGTACACGTCCAGTACGTGAGATATATGATGTGGTCATTCGATAATTAGATCGTTC